ACGCTCCCGCCCGGACCGGCGCCCGACTCGCCATCGCACAGGCCGGCCGATCCTGCACGTATAAGCGGGCCGGTGAGGCCACCGAGAACACGACGACGGGCGTCGTCACCGTCCCCACGACGGACGAAACCCTCACCTGCGTCCTCGGTCGGGTCCGCAAGGACCTAATCGACGGGACGCTCATCCGGGCCACGGACCTCATGGCCTTGATCGACGCCGAGTCCTTCGAAGCGGCTTACGGCGCTACGGCCCTTCCGGCCCAGGAGGATCGGATCGAGGTGGCGGGCGAAGATCTCCAGATCGTTGCCGTCCTGCCCGTGAGTTCGGGCGAGCAATGGGCGCTCCACAAGCTGATCGTGAGGCGCTGATGGCCGTCCATACGAGTATCCGGAGCTTCACGGCCTCGTTAGCACGATACGGAAGCGATGAGATCCCCGACTTCCAACGGGGCCGGCTTACGGTCATCGCCATGGAGGCGGCGAGGGTCATCACGGAACTCACACCTGTGGACATCGGACGGCTCAAAGGAAACTGGCAATTCACGATCGGCGAGCCAGCCGAAGGCGAAATCGAACGGATCGACCCGAGCCCCGAGGGAACTCCGGGGGCCGAGACCCAGCGGGAGGTCCTTGGCCTCATGGCCCGCTGGAATCCCGGCGACTGGCTCTGGTTCCATAACGGGGCGCCCTATGCCACGGCCATCAACGATGGAGACGGGGGCCGGGAGGCCTTCCACATGGTCGAGCGTACCGTGGCCCACCTCCAGCAGTGGGTCGGTGACTGATGCCTTCGCCTGATGGGTACGTCGGCGAGGCGGCCACGATCCGCGGCTGGTTCGAGGGCGAGTGGCCATCGGGGACGCCGATCCAACTTATCGAGGGCTCGCCCTTCACGGAGCGGCCGGACGACGCGGCATGGGCCCGTCTCCGGATCCGGAACACGGACGGAGGGCCGGCAACCGTGGGCGGCCCCCTCCGGAGATACCGCTACTGGGGGGACATCATCGTCGAGATCAAGGCGCCTGCCCACGTCGGGGACGGGGCGTTGCGGGAATTGGCCGACCAGGCCCTCGACATCATTAGAGACCGCGAAGACGGCGGCATCACGGTCTGGCGCGTTCGGGCGCTGCCCCTCTCGCCCGAGGACGGCTGGAATCGGATGAACGTCCTGGGATCGTTCACCCGGGACCAGACCCACACGACCGACTGACGGAGGGAAACGGAGGACATCATGGCCACCACTGACAATCTGGCGCTCCGCTACTTCGTGGAGACCACCTACGGCGAGACCCCCTCTCCCGCGCCGACCCTGTCCACAATCTTGGTGACGAGCGAGACCCTGACGACCAATTTTGACACGATCGAATCCGAGGCGGTCGTGGGAGACCGGCAGGTCCAGAATATCGTCCGGGTCGGGCAGATCTGCGAGGGGGAGATCAACTGCGAGCTGAACTACAGCAACCTCGACGACTTTTTCCGCGGCGCCCTGGCCGATGCCTGGGACACGGACACGCTGGAGAACGCCTCCACGCTCGTCTCCTATGGGTTGGAGAAGGAGGCATCGGACCTGGGGATCTTCTATCGCTTTAGCGGGGCGCGGGTCAACACCCTCTCCGTGGAGATGGAGATCCAGAGCATGATTCGGGCCTCGGTCGGGGTCATGGCCAAGGGCGGCGTGTTCGCCGATTCGACCTTCGGCGACGGGAGCCCGAATTCGGCCACGTCGAATGAGCCGATGGTCACACTTTCCCGGCTCACGCTGAACGAGGGCGGGAGCGAAATGGCCTGCCCAACCCGTTTCACGTTCAACACGGACAACGAGCTCCGGCAGAAGCGTTGCCTGGGGGACGACGACATCAGCGGGATCAACCTCGGGATCTTCCGCGCCTCGGGAACCTTGGAGGCCTACTTCGAGGATCGCACCTACGTTGACAAGCTCGTCAACGACACGGCAACGGACTTTGAGATCATCGCCCAGGATGCCGACGGGAACAGCTACACCTTCACGTTCCCGCAGGCGAAGTTCCAGACCCTGGACGGGCCGGGGAACACGGGTCGCTCCCAGGATCTGATGCAAACCTTGGGGTGGACGGCCTACAAAGATCCGTCCAGTGAGATCACGATGCGGATCGAGCGTTCCGCCGCCTGACGCATCAGTTTTTTGGCTCACGACTTATCGCATGTGCGGAAGGTCTAACGCAGCAGGGCGTGGAGGCGGCTGGGGATTGGGACCCCCGGGGCAACTCCTGGCGGCCGCCTCCTCGGGCACCGGGACCGTCTCCCGCCCGCTGCACAAACCCTCAAGCGAGGAGAGAGCAGGATGAGCAGCACGAAGAAGGCCAAGACGGATGGAGCGATGCGGCTGGGACAGGGGCCGGCGCGGACCGAAGAACCCGCCCGCCTCACGATCACGCACAGAAACGGCCAGTATGTCTACTGGGCGGAGGACGAGGATGAGGAGTTCCGGGAGATCCTTGAGATTGCCTCGGATACGGTCCTCCCCTGGATCCAGGTCACCCGCCTCAACACGCCGAGCCGGAACGAATACGTCCGGAAGCACCTCCGGAAATACGCCAAGGTCGGGGCCACGAATGTCCCGCCCGAGATCCGGGAGAAAGTGGTCCGGGATTCCGTGGCCCATTGCACCCTTCAGGACTGGGGCCACATCGCGCTCCCTTCCGGGGAGATCGTGGAGTACAGCCCGGAAGCGGGCGTCGAGGCGTTCAAGGCCGACCCCGACTTCTACGAGGCCGTCATGGGAGCGGCGGCGAACGAGGATTACCACAGGGAGAAGGGCCTGAAGGAGGAGGCCGAAGCCCTGGGGGAAGCCTAGCGTGGGACCTCTACTGGGGACCGAAGCTCGGTCGCCTCATCCCCGCCCTCCAGGCCTCGGAAAAAGGTCTGGAGGAGCGGGAGTTCTGGCGCGACATGCCGGAAGTCCCGGAGGAATTGGACTGGGTCTACCGGGCTTTCCACGAGCTGGACGGCTCGCGACAGATCGCGGCGGGCATCGTGGGGCGGATCCCCTTTGAGGCGGCCGCTGGATATGCGGACCGGATGGGCATCGCTGACTTCACCGCCTTTTGGCGGCTCATCCGAGCCCTCGACGCGAAGTATATGGAGCACCTGAGAGAGGAGCGGGAAAAGAAGTGACCACTGAGGTCCTGCGCCTGGGCATGAATACCACCGGCTTCGAAGCTGGCGGGAAGCGTGTGCAGGGGACCCTGGCCGGGATCGGTGCAGCGGGTGCCAGTGCCCAGAAGGTGCTCCTGGGCCTCGGCGTCACCCTCGGCGCCGCCGGCCTCGTCAGGGCCCTCAATTCGGCCGCCCGCGGGTTTATGGCCTTCGAAGGGGCGATGACCCAGAGCCTGGCCATCATGAAGGACGTCAACGCAGAGATGCGTGACGAGATGACCCGCACGGCGCGGGAAGTGGCCGTTGAGGTCAACTTCGCCGCCCGGGACGCCGCCGAGGCGTACTTCTACCTCGCATCGGCCGGCCTGGATGCCCAGCAGTCCGTGGCGGCTCTGCCCGCCGTGGCCGAATTCGCCCGGGCCGGGATGTTCGATTTCGCGCAGGCTACGGATCTCGCCACGGATGCCCAGAGCGCCCTCGGGCTTGCCGTGGACGATGCTCAGGCAAACCTCATCAACATGACCCGGGTCACGGACGCCCTCGTGGCGGCCAATACCCTCGCTAACGCCAGCGTCCGGCAATTCAGCGTGGCTCTGACCAGTGAGGCCGGCGCGGCCCTGAAGACTTTCAACAAGTCCGCCGAGGAGGGGCTTGCGGTTCTGGCCGCCTTCGCCGATCAGGGCGTGAAGGCTGAAAAGGCCGGCCACGCTCTCTCCCGGATCCTCCGTCTGATGGGCGCGGCTGCCGTCAAAAACGCCGATGCCTACGAGGACCTGGGCATCCGGGTCTTCGATGCTCAGGGCGCGATGCGGAACCTTGCCGACGTCGTATCGGACCTGGAACGGGCCCTCTTGCCCATGTCCGACGAGATGCGGATCGCCGCCCTCGAGACCCTGGGATTTCAGGCCCATGTCCAGGGCGTCGTGCTCCCCTTGCTCGGGACGTCGGAGGCCATCCGAGAATATCAAGCGTCGATTGAGGAGATGGCCGGTGCCACGGCCGAGGTCGCCGGGAAGCAGATGCAAAGTCTGGAGAACCGGCTCGGCCAGATCCGCGAGCGGTTCGCCGTCTGGCGGGACGAAATGGTGGAGCGGCTCGTGCCGGCCATGGAAGCCGTGATCGACAATGCCGACCGGCTGGCCGACGCCCTGAAGGCCCTGGCCGTCTCGGCCGCCGCCGTCGGTGCCGTGGCCGTGACCGTTACCACGCTCTCCGAGGCCCTCGCCTTGCTCCAGATTGCTATGGGCCCGACAGGATGGATCATCGCCGGGGTCGGTGCCCTTACGGCCGTGATCTACAAGCTCATCCGCGCCAAGCGGGAGGAGCGGGAGGCAATCGAAGCGAGCCGGAAGGCCGCCGAAGAGGAGATGGCCGAGCGTAAGGCCGCCCTCATGGAACTTACCGAGGCCCAGCTTCTGGCCCGGAAGGCATGGCTCCAGGGCGCCATGGGCGACGCCGGCCAACGGACCGCCGAGCAGAGGGAGCGGTTTCAGCGATTGGCCCAGGAGATCAAGGTCATCAACGAGCTTCTCAACCGCATGGGCGAAGAGGCGGCCGAAGCGGGCCAGGCTACGGCGGAAGGAATGACGGAGGCCGAGGCCGCCTCCCGGGACCTGGTGGCGCAGCTCCGCCAACAGGTAAGCGACCAGACCCTCCTGCTTAACGCCGCCCATCTCGGAACGGAGGCGAGCGAGCAGGCCCAGCAGGCGATCGACCGGGAGACGACCCTTCGGGACGCCCTG